CGATCCGTGCCATGTGGTCGCGCAGTTGTTCCAATGTCGTTTCCGGGTCCATCGCTTCTCTCACCTCTCGTCTCGTCGTGCCTGGTATTCCATAGCCTCCACCGTCCGGCCGGATGCCGGACGGGTGAGGCTAAAGAATGTCAGTCACTCCACCATGTGAACGCGTAGCGCTCACCACCTAGTGAGCTGCCGCACCCGTCGCAGCTTGACCACGAGAAATCGCGCGTCTCGCAGTCACACTCATAGTCATCCGGCCGAATGCCAGTCTTGAACACGTCGCAGTCTTCATCGTGCTCACTGTTTAGCAGGCCCATCGTCTCGTGACCTTCACGATCCGCGTAGCGTGCCCATGGCATCGGGGTCGGTTGGATTGGTCCAGTGTAGAAATTGCCAGGCTCGGTGACGCGCTCGCTCTCGTCTCGCGCGTGATCCTGGCAGCACTCGCCGTTGGCCGATGCCAACATGCAACACTGGCATACCCATAGCGTATCGCTAGGCGTGTCATACATGATCTTACACCTTCCCTCTGTCGATGACGGCTTGAGCGGACGGCATGATCTCACACGGCACCCCGTAGAGATAGGCGAGTTGTCCGGCGATCTCTTGAGCAATCAAGACATCCTCCACCGTGGCAAGCGTGATGTTGTGATACTTGCGGTGCGCAGCTATGGCGAACCGTGGCCAGAAGCCGCTGTCTGGCGTGTCTCCGTTGCGCTTGGCACCCGTCGCGTACACGTAGATACCCTCAATGCCAGGAATCATTTTCTTTACCTCTCTCCGTGATTGCGTCTGACGTTCTATAGCCTCCGCCGTCCGTTGCCGGACGGTTGAGACTAGGGAAGGTCAGAAGTGGCGCTTCCACCGTCGCTTGCCCTTGCCAGTCAGGCACTCTGGGCAATTGACGGATTTTTCATCTCCCCCTGTAAAGACAAGATTTTCCTTCGGTATCTGTTCGCAGGGAATATCACACACCGTGGGACACGCATGTCGGTCGCCCCTGGCGGTGTGTGTTGCGTGTCGATGAATGACATTCACTTGACTGCCCCTTCCGGGATGAGTCGCATGGCGATGACCCATCCGATTGCGTCGTACTTGCCATCCGTGTCTGAGTCGTCCGTGTCTGAGATGTCGTAGACGACGAGCGCCACGTACTGACCTTCGGTGGAGTAAATGAAGTCTGCCAACCCTCCACCGATGTACTCGCTTGGGTGCATGACGGGTCCCGCGTAGAACGACTGTCCCGACCACCCGTTGAGTACGTGCCACCCGTCGTGATCGGGGTGCTGAGAGAGTGTTCCCTCGCTGTCGATGACTTCGGGCGCCCACACGAGCGGAACGTCCGTGATGTTGCCGTTGCCGTCTGACTGAACGACGTGATCGAATGACATGATGTCGTTAAGATGCATGATGTCTTGCCTCTCTCTGCGATTGTCTGAGTGGTTCCACCCGGCGCGTGAGCGACTCACGCGCCGTATGCAGCTACTCAGTTCGTGAGTCTGTGGTGTTCGTCGTAGGTATCTTCGGGGCCACTGTCTGCCTCATAGGAAACCGGGACAATCACCTTGTGATTCTGTTCCTTGCACATATCATCATGTCTGATCAGCGTGCCATCGGACAATGTGCAGTCGTAGCAGTAACCGATATCCGCACCGTCTGGCATTGCCATTGGAACCATCATTCTCATAATGCATTCTTCTCTCTCGTCGTCTGAGTGGTTCCACCCGGCGCGTGAGCGATTCACGCGCCGTATGCAGCTACTCAGAGCTTGCTGTCTGCTTCGGGGCCGAGTAGCGCCACGATGTAGGCATTGATGTCTGCGAACACTCCACGTTTCGTGCGCTTCTGTGAGATGCCTGTCTCGCGTATCGCGTTCATGACGCTGCCCCTACTGTGACTCATCCCCGTTGTGATCTCTATTTTCAGCATCGAACGTAGTGAGAGTAGGCGCCACATGGCGATGCCTTCGGGCGTGTCGATGACGAAACCTTCACCTGACATTGCTGTCTCTCCGATCGTTGGGGGATCTATCAGGATGTGCGGGCGACCCGCACATCCCGAGCGAACACTCAGCGATAGATGGCACCTAGCTTGCATGAGTGGCACCATGCGATATCGTGCGCGACACCTTGCGAGTACCCCGAACCGATGTCTACCCCGTGCTCACGGTGAGCAACATCCGTAAGTCGCTCGACTGTAAACTCATATTCGGTGTCTTCATGGCGCAAGTTGTGGGCAAGGATGGCCATGCTCTCGCCGAAGTCGCGCCCGAACTCCTCCTCGAGTGCTGCCTCATAGGCGTTTTCCGCTTCATGCATCGCTGTGATCGCTCGGCTGATCTGACGTTCCAGCGCGAGCAGCGGGGAGGCTACGGGCGTCTCACTCTCAGCTTGTGCCGACGCGCGATCACTATCAGCGTTGACGCAACGGTTAGAGCAATAGGGAAACTCGGTAGGGCAACCTTCATAGGTGACGATTGTCTGACGTGAGTAACCGGATTCGGGTGACGGTTCGATTGTCGCGCCGCATGTGAGACACACGGTGCGGGTGGTGACGTTATTGAACAGTCGCATGATGGCTCCTCTATCGGTGGGATATGACCTTGTGCCCTATGAGGACTTGACCCCTCATAAGGCTTGCACCCGTCTCGGCGAGCGGGACACGATTGCCCCGGACATGTCGACAGGGATTACGTGGTTATAGCCGCTCGTGCGGTGAAGAGTCTGGGTCCAGAGTCCGGGAGCGTTCACCCCGTACCGTCCGGGCCGATCCTTCCAACCGCTTCCTTAGTGGTGCTCTGCCAGCTTAGTCGGCTCGACTCAGCTTGACTACGTCTAGGGTATGCGTCAGGTCAACTCAGCTCTACTCAGTTGACCTAATGTTGACTCTAGCTGAGTAAGCTAGCGTCAGCTCTACTCGCCCACAACCCACGGAGTGATCATGTCTCTTAGACTCGGCAAGCTGGACGTCCCGGCAGGATCGGGCCGCATCGCCTACGCGCACGAGCTCGACAGGCAGTTGGCCTTGCAATTGGTCCACCCGGAGCGCTTGCACGGACGGCGCAAGGCCCGCGCTCCCCGCACCTCGCGCACGCTGATCGCGCTCTGGGTCGCCGTGGGAGTCGTCGCGCTCGCCGTGGCCACGTTCGCCGGAGTCGCCCGATCGGGGGCGGGGGTGGGCAGCCTGGCCACGCTCACCCATGACTCGCGCGTGCACCCCTTGGCCACGCTGGCACGGTGTGTGGACGGCGCAGAGGTGCCACCGTGCGCCGGACCCGATTACCTGGTGCTGGCAGGTGACCCTGCGAGCAACCTGCCGTTGCGCGTCGTCTACCCCGATACGGGCGAAACGTTCGGCGCGCCCGCTCCGACGATGCCGACGTGCGCGCTGGCCACGTCAGCTGGACCGTGCGCGTGGGACACCGGGGAGGCATCGCTCGACGGTTACCCCGGCCACGTCTACGTGCACACCCCGGACGGTGCGGGCGGTTGCTACGAGGTGATCATGGATGAGTCTGACGACAGCTACCCCGTGCACTACCCGACGTGCACTGCCTGACGTCTGCGCCGTTTCACGGGAAACGTTCCCTAGCCTGAACACTCACCCCCTGCCCACCCACTGTGGGCAGGGGGTTTCGTGCGCTCCGGGTGGAGGTATGTATGTGGTTAATACATACATACCTCCCTTAAGGCACGGGTGCGTGCCCTAACGGACCATGATCATGCATACAAGCTTGCATACAAGGGCCGCACGCACAATGGATCATGTTGCGCAGAGCGCACCATACGCGCGAGGTGCGCAACACACGCCTTCCTAGATGCCACAAGCCCAGGCTCGAGGTAGTGCACCCCCAACCCACTATCCACAACCCCTATGCATAAGTTGTTACTGTGACCCTCATCACACTGCCCGCCCCCTCCACCACGCGCGTTGTGTTCCACGTGAAACGGCGCACGCCGCGCCTACCACGTGGTGCGTGCGCGGCGCCCGGTGGCGGGTGGTGACGCTGTGTGTGTGTGACGGTAGGTAGTTGTGGGTGACGGAACGCGATGGGACTCCGGCGCGCGCGGGCGACTCGTAAGTCAGGCTCGGATGCGAGAATCGAGGCCAGAATGACCTCCATTTTTGAAAAAACGCGAAAAAGGGGGCTAAAAGCATTAAAAAGCCCGAAAAACCCGGAAAAATGCCCAAAAACAGCCTGAATGGAGCCTGAAAGTGGTCTGTGAGACGTGTAAAGCCATTCACGACCCTGAGAACTGCGAAGGGCACACTCCGGCGCTCGCGCAGTGCGGTCGGCGCCGTCCCCCCGACGACGAGCTGTGTTTCGCCCATCGCCGCAAGGCTTCGCGCAACGGGGAGTCGATCGAGAACCGCCTGCGGCGCGAAGAGGCCCGGATCGCCAACATGGCGGACCGGATCAGCGCCCTGCCGATCGCGCCGACGCCACCGGAAGCCCAGCCGGGCCTGCACAACCACCGGGCGCTGCCGGTCGACAACCCCGTGATCGAACTGTCCCGGATGGCGGGCATCCTGCGGGACGCGTTCGAGGCGGCTGGCGCTCGGGTGAACGCGTTGACCAGTCTCTCTGTTGAGACGCGGGCGGGTGGGGAGCAGCTCCGGGGAGAGCTGGTGATCTGGGAGAAGCTGATCGGTCACCTGCGCTCGACCCTGGTCGACATGGCGAAGCTGGGCTTGGACGAGCGGCTGGTCAGACTGGAGGAGAAGCGGGCCGATCTGGTGGCCGAGGCCCTGTTCTGGTTCACCACGAGCGCCGTCCAGCAGCTCGCGCTCGATCGGCCGCAACGAGCCCAGCTCGAATCGCTGATGCGGGAGACGGTTGAGCGTATTGTGGTCAACGTCGACAGTACTGAACCGGTTCAGTTGGTCCGCTGAAAGGACCCCCGCATGGCTCGTTACTCTGCCTCCATCCTTTCCCAAACCGCCCAGCTCTCGGGTGTCAACGCCACCACGACCGTCAACGGCTATATGGGGTACTGGGGTGGCTCGGCGACGTCGGGCTTCCGCCTGCGGCGCGTCCAGCTCGGCACGATCGCGGCGGCGTCGGTGCCCACCTCCCAGCAGGTCAGCGTCGGCATCTTCCGGCAGACGGTCGCCCCGTCCGGTACCGGTATCGCGGCGGCTGTCCCTGGCCAGCCGTTCGAGACCCACACCCCGCAGACCGACCCGACCGCCGGGATCTTCGCCATCACGGCGACCACGATCGGCACCACCGGCCCGACGCTGGCGACCAACCCCCTGTTCGTGATCCCGTTCAATACGCAGACGACCCTGGATGTCCCCTGGGAGTTCTACGAGGAGATCATCTCGGCGATCGGAACAGCCAGCGGCATCGCGTTCGTCAACATCGGGAACACCCTCCCGCCCAACCACCAGATCCGTATCAACGTCGAGATCGAGGTCTGAGTCATGACCGACCTGTCCAAGAGCGACATGACCGAGATCCAGGACGCCTTCATCGCCGAGTTCGGCGCGCACAAGGCCGCCAACTCCCAGACCGGCGCCCTGCTGGGCATCGAGCAGGACGAGCCCGGCGAGCGCCCTGACTGGTCGCTGCCGACAACGACCGCCTGATGGCTGTTCTGGCGATCGGCCAGGCCGTCAACCGGCGCTACAGCGAGGGAACGGCAGAGCTGGTCTGCCTGTACTCCGTGAACGCAATGAGCGCCGGGGACACGGTCAACCTGTCCCCCGACTATGTGTCGGTGTCCTGCGCCACCATCATGTGCACCGTCGGCGCGGCTGCCGGTGCGGCAGCGGTCGCCACCATCAGTGGCGGCACCACCGTCACCATCCCGGCCGGACCTGCCCTTTCCGGTGGCTTCCTGATGGTCTTCGGCGCGAAGGTGGCTGGCCCCTGACATGAGCTTCCTCACGGGCACGAATACCGAGCTGATCTACGCATCGGTCAACGCCGGGACGGCGAAGAACACCTTCACCTCCGAGGTGCAGATCAACGACACGACGGGCATGGGTATCCAGGCCAGCCTGCCCGCGTTCTTCTTCGCCAGCTCCCCGACGACCCAGGGCAAGACGCTGCGCTTCATGGTGCGAGGCATCTTCTCCACCACAGCGACGCCGACGTTCACCTTCACGTTGCGGCTCGGGACGGCCGGGTCCACGACGGCGGCGATCGTGCTCGGCTCGCCCGCCATCACTACCGGTTCGGGTGTCACCAACCAGTTGTTCGAGTTTCAGGGCGATGTGGTGGTGGCGACGCCGTCCGGCGCGGCCGGGGCGAACACGACGGCGCGCGGCACCGGGACCGTGCAGTCGGCCGGGTTCGCCTCCCCGTTCGGTGGCGCGCTGTTCGGCGGGGCGGCCAGCCCCGGCACGGTGGCCACGTTGGACACCTCGATCACCAACTACATCAACTTCAACGTGGCGTGCTCTGCCTCCAGCGCCTCGAACAGCGTCACCCTGCTCCAGCTCATGATGTTCGGCTGCAACTGACAGGACGGTGAGCGGTGGCGATCACCGTCACGTCAGCAGTGGCCAGAGCCACCCCAGGGGCCTCTTCTACCTCCACCATCACCACCGGGTCGTTCACCCCTGCCGTTGGTGAATGGCTCGTTGTCTGCGGGTCTGCGGACGTCACCACCTCCTTTACCCCGACCCTGACGGATTCTCAGTCAGGCAGTTGGGGCAGCGCGATAGTAACGTCGAACGGCGGGAACGATCCGGCATTCAATGGTGGAAGCTGGATTTATTCCAGACCGGTGGCGTCTGCTACCTCGATGACCATCACCTGGGCCGTGGCGACGTCCGCCTTCCTGGTATCGGTCAAGGTCTATCGGGTCAGTGCGACCGGCGCCTTGTCCATCGGCGCAACCGGTCACGGTACGTCGACCACGCAGAACGCGACGATCACGGCGTTCACGAGCACGGCGAACAACTCCGTCCTCATGGTCGACGCCTTCAATTTCAGCGCCACCGTTACCACGACGTCATCTGACCTGACGATCGACGCCTGGACTGTCAACACCGGCATCGACAACGTGGACTTCGCGTCGGGATTCAAGACGCTCGGCGCGCCCGGTAGCCAGACCTTCAATGCCAACTCCGGTGCGGCCAGCCCGCAGTGGCACTGGTGCGCGTTCGAGATCGTAGAGGCCAGCTCGGGCGGCGGCCCATACAAGCCGGTCTACGCGCACCTGAACCGGACCGGCCCGATGGCGCTGCGCGAGCAGCGGCACTTCGTCCAGCAGTTCCTTCCCGACAACCCGGCGCCGATCCCGCCGTTCATCTCGCTACCGGCCTTCCGGCCGATCCGGCGCATCCTCAAGGCCCCCGCCCGGCTGGCCACGCCCGTCCCCCCGCAACAGGTCCCGATCCCCCCGGCCGCCCCCCCGCCTGGTCACAGCCGCCGCTTCGTGCTCCGGCGTGCCGCAACCTCTGGCACCCCGGTCCCGCCCCAGTTCAATCCGCCGTACCAGTGGGCGCCGGTCCCGGCCCGTCGGCGTCGAGTGTTCCTCAAGCGCGCGACCGCTCCCCCACCTGTCCCGGCTCAGGTGTTCGCCGGGCCGCCACCGGCCATCCCGCCCGTCCACCAGCGCATCCGGCGCTTCATCCTCCGGCGCGCCACTACCTCTAGGTTCCCCGTCCAGCCGCAGGTGTTCGCCGGACCGCCGCCCGCCATCGCGCCGGTCTACTCCCGCATCCGGCGCCTGGTGCTCGCCCGCAAGGCCAGCGCGGCCAAGCCGGTACCGGCCCAGGTCGCGCCGCCGTTCGTACCAGCAGCCCCCGCCCGCGCACCCCGGCGCATCTTCCCCCGGCGTCCGGCCGCCCCGCTGCCCACCCCCGCCCAGGCCAGCCCGCCCGCCCCCGCCCCCACCCCCAGGCGCCCGCGCGTGCAGATGCGCCGTGCATCTGCGCAGTTCCCGGTTCAGCCACAACTGAACCCGATCTTCATCATCCCGGCCGTCCAGCGCGCCAGGCGCTTCGTCCTGCGGCGGCGCGCGACCGCCCCGCCACCCGTGCCGGTCCAGGTGTTCGCCGGGCCGCTCCCCGTCTTCCCGGCCGTCTACCAGCGCATCCGGCGTCTGGTGCTCAAGCGCACCACTACCAGCCGCCAGCCGGTCCAGGCGCAGCAACCGACCTCGCCGTCGATCCCGCAGGCGCTCGCCCGGCGTGTCCGTGGGTTCGTGCGGCCGGGCCGCCCTACCTCTCGATATGCTCCGCTCGACCAGGCGGGGTCACCGGTCCCCGCCTCGCGGCGCCGCCTGGTCTTCCCGTTCCGACGTCGCCCCGTCGTAGCTCCGGTTCCGGCCCAGGGAGCTGCTGCACCGTCGAGCGCCCAGCCGACGCGGCGACGTTGGGCCGCCCTGCGGCGCCGTACTCTCTCTCCGGCGCCGCAGGCCCCGGCCCCCGCTCCACCCACGAGCCCTTCGCTCCACGTCCCTACCCACCCGCGCCCGGGCGTACCGCGTACGCGCCTGAGCGGGCCGCCGATGCCGCCGACCGTTCCACCACCCCCGGGGGGGCGGGGTGGGCAGCCCAGGCGACCGGTGCCACCGCCGACCGTTCAGCGACGACGTACCGCCAGCAGCGACACGAACTTCGTTCAGCCGCCCAAGTACGTGTCGTTCCTGGCTCCCCGGCTGCGGCGGGTCACCACCCTGGCGCGACGGGCTTTCGCCAAGATCCCCGTATTCGGTGGTCTGGCGCCGGTTCGGGACATCCGGTTCGACTTCGTTGAGCTTGACCCGAGCTGGCAGTTCCGGGACCTGACGCCGGTCTGGACGTTCAAAGAACTGACATCGGCTTGGCGGTTCACTGAGCCGCCGATCGGCTGGACTTTTGACGAGCTGAGCGCCTCATGGACGTTCACCGAGCCACCATTGAGAGGATGAGTCCATGAGCCGCCATTCAGTGCTCAGCAGCCCGTATATCAAGTATGGGACGACCGCATTGGTTAACGGGGCATACGTCAATCCGACAATTGATACTGTCTTCTTCGCCTTCATGGCGCAAGGCATTGACCCAACGGCCCCCGATTTCAAGGCCGGATCATGGGAGACGGTGACGGGTCCGCCTGTCATCTACGCGGCGCGCATTCAGATCGGCCCGGCCAGCTCCAACGCTCTGACCAAGGGAACGTGGATGGTCTGGATCAAAGTGACCGACATCACCGGTCCGGAGATCATCGTGACACCCGTGGGGCAGGTGGAAATCTATTGAGCACTACTCAATCCGTCTTCGCCGAACGCCTTCATACGCTGTTCAACGCGGAGAAGGTCACCGTCTGGTCGCCCTACCCCAAACAGCAGCTCGCCGCCGAACTGGCTGAACAGTGCTTTGAACTGCTCTACGGGGGAGCGGCCGGAGGGGGAAAAAGCATGTTCCTCCGAGGGTACGCCGTAGAATATTGCCTCGCGCACCCCGGCGCGCACGTCGGCATCGTACGGCGTACTCTTCCCATGCTCAAACAGACTCATGGTCTCCACCTTACCGCTCTCTGCGGGTCTCATGCGAAAGAGAACCGCTCCGACTCCACCTGGACGTTCAACAATGGCAGCGTCATCCGTTTCATCAGCCTACCGAATCTTGAGGACGAACAGAACTACAAGTCCGTGGAGTTTGACGTCCTCCTCTTCGATGAAGTCACTGAGATTCTTGAGTCTCAGTACACTTTCATGCTCTCGCGCTGTCGTTCTGCCCGTGGTTACCGCGCACACGTCATTGCCACCTCGAATCCCGAGGGGCGAGGATTCCGATGGGTAAAGAGGCGGTGGGTCCAGCCCCGACAGGCTGACCTAGCGCCTGACCAGTCGATGCCCGAGGCCATGAAGCCGTGGTCTCCTCCGCTGGTCATCGACGGCGTGATGACCGACGAGCCGCAACCGCTTCGGTGTTTCCTGCCCGCCACGGTGATGGACAACCCGGGGTTGATGGAGAACAACCCCACGTATGTCCAGGTCTTGAAAGCAATGCCTGACGGCCGGATGCGACGCGCCCTGCTCGATGGTGACTGGTCCGCGATGGATCAAGTGCCGGGCGCTCTCTGGTCCCAGACCGTCATTGATGAATACCGTACTAACCAGGCCCCTGACCTTGTGCGCATCGTGATCGGAGTGGACCCCAGTGGAACCAGCCACAACGGATCAGACGAGTGTGGAATTGTGGCCGTGGGGGTCGGCAATGACGGGCGGTATTACGTGCTGCGAGATGTGTCAGGCGTGGTATCGCCGGAAATATGGTCCGCCCGAGTGGTCGTTGCCTATGACGATCTCGCCGCTGACCGAGTAGTTGCTGAGGGTAACTTCGGCGCCGATATGGTGGTGTCGGTCCTGCACAATGCCAAGGCCGACCTGCCGGTAAAGAAGATCACCGCCAGCCGGGGCAAGGCGGTTCGAGCCGAACCTATCTCTTACCTCTACTCCCAGGGCCAGGTGAGCCACGTCGGTTCATTTCTGGAGCTGGAGGATGAGCTATGCGGTTGGGTGCCAGGGTCGGGCTGGTCACCGGGCCGTCTCGACGCACTTGTCTGGGCCATCACCGAATTGTCGGGCGGGGGGGCGATGGCTTTCCTGCGGGCCATCTCGATGTACTGCCCGAGCTGTAGTCTTCCAAATGTGCCTGGAGCAACACACTGCTTCCGGTGCCATGTCGAACTTGAGGAGGCCGAGGCGTCGTGAGCCGTCGTCGTCGCCAGCAGCCCACCAATCTCGACTACGGACGCTTGGCCGCCGAGATGATCAAAGCGGGAATGCGCTTGCCTAGCGGTGCCGTCGCCACGCCGATGGTGAACCCACCCACCCAGCCCAACGTGATGTCGCTAGCGCAAGGCAACCTGGCGCCGCCGCTGGCCCCGGGCGGCTGGACTGACCCGCTAGTGGCGTTCGGTCCCGGCAAGCCAGTCCGCCCGGCCGCGATCGACCCCGTTGACCCGCTCAGTGGCCGACCGTTACCTCGCCGTTATGACTACCCCACCTCGATCAACCTGCCCGGCGTTGAGGATCGCGTCGTGCCGTGGACGCTGCTCAGGCGGCTGGCGGACGCCTCGATCGTCCGGCGCTGCATCGAGATCCGCAAGGCTGAGATGGTGGCCCAGGAGTGGGACTTCTCGGTCTCCCCGGCCGCCCTCCAGCGCGCGATCTCGTCTGGCACCCAGACGCCCAGCGATGTCATGCGCTCAAAGGCGATTGCCACTGGCAATGCCGGGGCGCTAGTGGAGCAGTCGGTCAGGCAGGCGGTCTCGGCGCGCTCGGCTGAACAGACGATCCGGGCGAAGAACGCGCAGACGATCACCCGGTTGAAGAAGTTCTGGGCCAGGCCGGACCGGATCAACGATCTGACAATGGACGACTGGCTCATGGTGATGCTGGAGGAGCACTTCGTCCTCGACGCCTTGAGCATCTACCCCCACATGAACCTGGGCGGCAAGCTGCACTCATTGGAGATCATTGATGGAAGCACCATCAAACCCCTCCTCGATCACCGGGGCTCCATCCCCCAGGCTCCAAACCCTGCCTTCCAACAGATTCTCCATGGATTCCCCCGTGGAGAGTTCGCCGCCAGTACAGATGCTACAGATGAGTTCGATCGTGACACTCTCATCTATCGGCCCCGTTACCGTCGGGCCAACTCCCCCTACGGTATGTCCAACACGGAACAGGCGATAGTCAACGCCGACCTCTACATGAAGCGGATCGAGTGGATTCGCGCCGAGTACACGTCTGGCGTCATACCCGAGATGTTCATCCTCACCGATACCTCGATGAACCCCGATCAGTTGCTCGCCTACGAGCGCGTGTTCAATGACTACCTCACCGGACAGGCAGAGGAACGCCACCGTGCCAAGGTTTTCCCGCAGGGGTTCACTCCGACCCAACTACAAAACTTCGAGGAACGGTACCGGCCGGATTACGACCTTCACCTCATTCGTCTGGTGGGTAATGATTTCGATGTCATGCCCACCGAGCTTGGCTTCCCCCCGAACGGCGGGCTGGGCGGCAAGGGCCTATCGGACGGCGAAGAGAACATCACGTTCCGCAAGGGAACGCGCCCGCTGACTAAATGGGCGGTCGACACGCTCAATCTCATCTCAATGCGCTATCTCGGGATGACCACCGATCTGACGTTCAAGTTCCTTGGCCTGGAGTCCGAAGACGAGGGCATGGCCCAGGAAGTTCTTGCGGCCCAGTTCCACAATGCGTCGATCACGGCGAACGAGATGCGCGATCAGCTCGGTCTCCCCCGCTACGACATCTCGGATGCGGACGTTCCGTTCATCATCACCGGACGTGACATCGTCCCGCTGGCCGGGTCCACGGATCGTGCGAACGCGGCAGCGATGGCGGCGACGCAGGCCCCAGGCGGTAAGCCTGCTAATCCGTCCGCTGGCGTTACAACGCCAAAGAAGCCCAAGAGTCCGGACAATCCCGGGTCGCCGGGTGACAACGGCGACAACACCGGCAATGCGTTCAAGCAGAAGTCGGCAGAGATCGCCGAGTTCAAAACGTACGTCAAGAATCGCCAGAAGACGGGTCGGCCCTGGCGTCACTTTGACTTCCTGGCCGCTCCGGAGTGGACGAACATCTTAAACAAGATGGGCGCCCGGGAACAGTACGACGGTCTACATGTTGTCATTGCCGATCTTCTCGACCAATACGACAGCCAGGAGGAAGAATGACCGACACTATGGCGACAGTATTCGCCGAGATCACCAAGAGCGACGAGCAGGAAGACGGCAGTCTGTTCGTCACCGGCACCGTGTCCGACGAGACCCTCGACGTCGACAAGCAGATCGCCGACGGCGCATGGCTCAAGTCGGCCATCCCGAGCTGGTTCTCCAGCGCGGGCAACATCCGTGAGATGCACCAGCCGATCGCGGCCGGTGTCGCCACAGAGTACGCAGAGAAGAACGGCGCCCACACCATCGTGGCGCACATCGTTGACGGAAACTCGATCAAGAAAGTCAAGGCCGGTGTTCTCAGAGGCTTCTCCATCGGAATCCGAGGCCCTCGCGTCATCCACGACAAGGCCGCCAGCGGGGGGCGGATCGTTTCTGGCCAGGTGGTGGAAGTCAGCCTGGTTGATCGTCCGGCCAACCCGAGCTGCACGCTCACCCTCGCAAAAGCCGCGACACCGGGCATAGAGGTTGTGGCCGCTGATTTCGATGAGGCGACAGGGCTTGTCAAGGTGGAGGAACTCGTGGAGGGTGAGCTACCCACTCCCGCCGCCGAGGGAGGTGTCCAGACTTCCGGAGCTGTCGGGTTGGACGCCGAAGGCGCCACGGAGAAGACGGCGGGGGTGGGCAGCCCCGACGTCGAGAAGCGCGACTTCACCGCCGAGGAGCGCCAGCGGATGGCCTCGCGGGGTACGGCGATGCCGGGCGGTGGGTTCCCGATCGCCAACGTGAGCGACCTGGAGAACGCCATCCACGCCATCGGCCGGGCGAAAGACCCGGCGGCGGCCAAGGCGCACATCGAGGCCAGGGCCAAGGCGCTCAATCGCGCCGACCTGATCCCGGCCGGGTGGAAGGGCAAGTCGGTCCAGTCCGGCGACGAGTTCGCCCACGACCCGGCGACGCTGGCCAGCATCCGCGACGGGCTGCTTCAGTGCCTCATCGCCGAGGCCCAGGAGGCGATGCACGGGGAGAATGAGACCTGGGACCTGACCGATCTCGTGTCCACGCTGGCGCAGTTCCTCTGCTGGTGGGATCACGAGGCGAACGAGGGCGAGACCGCTCCGAGCACCAGCATGAAGTCCACCACCTCTGAGGAGATTCCCGTGACCGAAACTGCGCCGGAAGTTACTGAACCGGTTAAGGTGTTGGAGAAGGACGCCATGCCTGATCTCGTCAAGAGTTCGGTCGCAGAGGCGGTGAAGCCGGTCAGGGACGAGCTGTCACAGCTCGTGGCCACGCTCACCGCGCGGCTGGAGACGGTAGAGAAGATGGCCGCCCCGGGCGGGCCGGTTCGTATGCGGACCAAGGCCGCCCAGATCGCCGCCCACGGCGGTGACCAGCTCCGGACTGAGCTGATCAACCTCAAGAACACGCTGGCCACGCTGGAGGACCCCGGTATGCGGGGCGCCTACGGCCAGATGATCTTGGCGAAGCAGGCCCAGTTGGACGAGCTGACCCAGGTCGCCGCCTCCTGACCTCTCCAGAACGGACCCCTCGTGCCCGCTGTCGACTTCGAGGTGCTCTTTGACACCAAGGACCCCGCCGTCAAGGCGGGGAAGCTGGAGCTGCTCAAGAGCGCCCTGAACGATGCCCCCACCTTCGCCCCCGGCCGGTACAACCAGTGGACCCCCGACGTCCCCGGGCTCCAGCAGGCGAACGGCGCCGAGTCCGGCGTCTCGCTGCTGGGCAAGGCGCTGGCCGACCCGACGCTTACCAAGGCGCTCGGCGCCGATGTGCTGGCGTCGGTGCAGGCCCAGCTCGACGCCTCGCCGGATCTGGTCAAGGACCTGACCCTGACGTCCCCGCTGAGCACCGGCTATGTGGCCTTCGACCTGGAGGCACCGGCCAAGCTGCTCACGCCGCGTCCGACCCCGCTGCGCAACCGTGTGCCGCGCGGCAAAGGCGTCGGTACGGCGCACCGGTACAAGAGGATCACCGGCCACACCGGTACCGGTACCGGCGTCGGAAACCTGTTCCCCGGCATCACCGACTCCACGACCACCACGTTCGGCTCGATCAACTACCTGCGCGGTCCGAAGATCAGCTACCAGGGCGACGAGGCGTCGGTCCCCTACCTCCAGTACGGGCTGTCCGATCAGGTGCCCTGGAGCAACCAGTTCTCCAGCCAGGGCTTCCAGGACATTCGCCAGCTCTCCCAGACGAGCCTGCTCTACTCCTCGATGCTGATGGAAGAGCGGATGCTGCTGGGCGCCCGGGGCACGGCGTCCGGTTTCCTGGGGGCGCTCTCGGCGCCGGGTACCCCGATCGCCACCGTGCGCGCAGCGGTCGGCAGCGAGGTGGGCAACACCGCGAACATCGCCTCCGTGGTCATCTCGGTCACGGCCGCCACGCAGTTCGGCGAGACCCTGGTGGCGCAGTCGACCGCCAACACCGGCATGTCGGCCGCCACCGGCCGGGTCGTGGACGTCTCGATTCCGGCCGCAGTCGCGGGCGCGCAGGCGTACAAGGTCTACATCGGTACTGCCGCCACGCTGGGCACCCAGTTCCCGGCCTCGCTGACCATCGGTAACACAGCGGCCGGACTGGTGGGCGCCGGGCCGGTGACCACGGCCCTGTCCACCCCGTTCGGCTCGATGGTCTCCAGTCTGACCAACCTCACGAACACCTTCGGTGTCGTGACGATCAACTTCACGGGCGCCGGTACCGGTGGCCTGCCGACGACCGGCACCAACCCGGGTGCGGCGGCGTCCGAGTCGTCCGCGCTCGCCTACGACGGCATCCTGCCGATCTGCCAGGGTGTCAACAGCGGGTATGTCAAGGCGCTGAACAACACGTTTAGCGCGAACCCCGGTGACGAGTACAACCAGGCATTCGCCTTCATGTTCGATCAGAACAAGGCGGACCCTGACGAGGTTCTGTTCAATGGGAACGACAGGAAGCAATTGTCGGACCTCATCAAGCTGAACAGCAACTCCTCTTCGTACCGCATCACCGTGCAGAACGAGTCGACCAACGGCTACAAGATCGGCGCCGTGGTCAACGGTCTGCTGAACGAGGTTACCGGCAAGATGGTGGACTTCACCGTTCACCCGTGGCTGTTCCAGGGGATCACGCCGATTCTGAGCTGGACGCTTCCGTTGCCGGACACCCAGATCAGCGACACTTGGAAGGTCTTCAACGTCCAGGACTACATGGCCGTTCAGTGGCCGGTGACCCAGTTTGCGTACGAGGCAAGCACGTACTGGTACGGCACCTTCCTGTGCTACGCGGCGCAGTGGCAGGGTTGCATCCAGGGCATCATCAAGAAGTAATCGACCCCCGACCGGCGCCGCGTCCCCCCGTACCCGGCGCCGGTCGGGACCACCCTCGAAAGGCATTCGATGTCTTCTTTCAGTGAAGCCCTGGCAGACCTTTCCAATGATGTCGCCGTGGCCGAAGCCACCTTGCGCCTGCGCATCGACGCCCTGATGACCGAGCTGGATCACCTGGGCGTCCGCCTGGAGGACCTGCACGGAATTGACCCATACGACACGCAGAGAATCCTGGACGTGCAGGAGGCGGCGGGTGTTCAGTTCGGCGTCTGCTATGAGCTGGCCTCGCAGGTGTCGTACGACGTGGATGGCCTCAAGGCGACGCTGCCCCTCGTTCAGCCGTCCCCGGCAAAGACTGACGCCGTGGAGAAGGCCCAGGCGGAAGAGGATGCGCCAAAGCCGCCGCCCCGCAAGGCGGGAGCGAAGGCATGACCAGTTCGGGGCACAGCCAGGCGCAGAAGGACGATTTCCAGGCCAAATACACAGCGGCGGCCGTTTCGATCGCCGCCGCCCCGGCTGGCCAGAACACAGTCATTGCCTACCTCAACCAACAGCGGCAGATTTTCCAGATGAACGTGACCAAGGAAGGCGGGGCGGCGCTCACATGAAGCTCGTGTCTCCCGACCGGGGGTGCGTGGAGGCCGACGTGGGCACCAAGCGCTACAAGGGCCGGATCATCGAGGTGAGCGACGCTACCCACGCCGCCGCCCTGAAAGAGATCGGCTACTTCCCGGCCAGCGTCGGCGGCGTCGCGCGTAGTCGGGAGCATGTCTGCCCCAACGGCCACCGTAACTACTTCGTGACGTGCGGAAGGTGTGCCTGACAGGTGGCGACGGCCCAGCTCACTGCGGTACCGGCGCTCTACGGCAACAGGCCGTACATCACGCCGGGTGAATACCGCACGGCTCCGACCGGCGTGGACACCTCGAACTTGGTCAAAGGCAACCCGTCCGGTACCGAGGCCATGCTGTACGACATCGTCAGCCGGGCATCGAGCTGGGCAGACGTCATCTGCGGGCAGAGTCTCAGCGCTCGCACCGACACCTACCAGGGCCGGTACACCGTCGACCGCGACGGCAACGCAACTATCTTCCCCCGGTTCTTCCCGATCATCGAGGTGACGGCGTTCGCCTACGGCACCCAGCCGAACAACCTCACGGCGCTCACCGACCTGAGCAACGTGTGGGTTGAGGAAACCGAGTTCCAGGTACCGATGGGGTATGGCACCTGGAGTAGTTCGGGACCACTCCAGTTCGGGCAGGGTCCCCGACCGGGCGCCAAGGTCCGGGCGCTCTACAGCTACGTGGCGGGCTTCCCCAACACCTACCTGGCCAGCACGGCGCTGGCCGGGGCCACCTCGATCGTCGTGCGGGACCCGACCGGCATCCTGCCGGGCAAGACACAGTTGACGATCTTCGACGGGGCGCAGACCGAGACGGTGACCGCCGACGCCACCTACACGATCGGCAGTGCCACCGTCGCGCTGGCCGCGCCGCTGGCTTACCCGCACGCGGCGCCGGGCGTGTCGGTCAGCGGTCTGCCGCCGTTCGTCAAGCAGGCCGTGATCCTGTTGTGCAGCACGCTCATACAGACGAGAGGCGCCGTCGCGCTCATCGCTCCGGCCGTGAGCGGGCTCAGTTCCCGTTACACACAAAGTGGATCACAATTGAGCCGGGCTCAGCGCATCCCGGCCGATGACAACGTGTCGATAGCGTGTGACCTTCTGACGCCACTGAGGAGGACTCGCTGATGAACGCGCTGCTCATCCTGCTGATCGCCGGAGAGATCGCCCTCTGGGCGCTCGCGTGCTACGCCGGGCGTGCGTTCGAGCTGGAGCACCCGGCCCGGCACGGCCGTCGGCGCGGCGGGGGTGGGCAGCACTCGTGAGTCGGCACAGCATTCGCCTGATCGCGCAGCGGTTCCTCACGACGCCGCCGATCCCTGGCCTGCCGGTCGTTCAGCGGGGCTGGGACAACCAGATGCAACTGGTGGCGATGGGCGGCACCGTGCCGGATCAGACGCTCGCCTGCCTGCACATGCCCGAAGACAGCGAGAACCGGGTGTCCGTGCCCGCCGTGCTCGGTGTGCGGATGGTCGATCACGCGATGCAGCTCCAGGTCTGCCATCTGCTGGACGGCACCGGGGACGACATGGCGGACTCGACCGACGACATGATCGAGGCCATCGTGGCCCGGCTTCGTTCGGACCCTCGAATGGGTCAGAACCCGACAGATGTCTTTCAGAACGCGCAAGGAACCAACCCGCAGATCCGTACCAAGGTCGGCGATATCCAATACATCAACACGGGAACGGCGAATGGCACGCCGGTCCAGTGGTTCTTCATTGAGTGGACCGCAACCGAAGAGGTAGTCGCCTGATGCCCAAGTACCGTTACAGCGGGGAAGATCGGATTTATCACGACTACGGCTACGTGTACGAGGGCGCGGAAGTGGAGGCCGACGAGGCTCCCGACTTCCGCTGGTCTCTCGTCGGCAAGGTCGACACCAGTAAGAAGGAGGCGAAGTAATGCCCGCTAACCCGACAGCCTTAAGCTTCTACGGCATCGCCAAAGAGACGACAAAGGGCACCTTCGTCCCTTCCGCCGACTTCCTGCCATTGACCAAGTTCGATCCAGTGGACAAGACGGTCTGGTTGGACGACGATGGTATGCGCGGCAGTATGGTGAAGGTCTACGACCAGATTGCCGGTCCGGTCTTCAGCGAACTGTCCATGTCTGGCCCTGTCTTCCCGGATACCATTGGCTATCCGCTGATGGGAATCCTGGGAGACGTTACCGTAACCGGAGCGTCAGCGCCGTTTACCCACGCGGGTGCCATCAAGAACAGCACTGATGGTCAGCCGCCCGCGTACTCGCTCAACGACTTTCAGGTCGTGGAGAACCGGGGTTTTCCTGGCGTTCAGTTCTATGACCTGAATCTCAAGTGGGACGGCGAGAAGCTGTTCACCTGGGACGCCACCGCCAAGGGGTATCAGTCGGCAACTCAGACCAAGCCTGCCTACTCCAACTCCACCATTGCCGCTCTGCCCGGTTGGCTGTCGACGGTTACTCTCAACTCGATTTCCAGCCTCACCCTGGTAGACGGTGAGATGAAGATCAAGCGCGAGGGCGGTCCGATCCACACTGCCGACGGAACGCAGGCGCCTTACCAGATGTTCGTCGGGGCGGCCGAGGTGAGCGGCAAGCTCGTCCTGGTAGCGGACACCAACACGCAGCTCGTCAACTACCTTGCCGGGACGAAAATCCCTCTGGATTTCAACTTCACTCAGGGCGCTGGCGCGGCATTGGTGCAGGTCAAGCTTCACTCCACCGTGACGCGCATCAATGAGGTAAAGACGACGCGCGGTAAGCAGTGGGTGGAGTACGAGTTCGATTACACCTGCCTGCCGAACAGTACGGACGCGGGTGCCTCGCTCGGTCTGTCCCACCTCAAGGCAACCATCCAGAACGCCAAGCCGTCGGGCACCTACGCCTGATCACCACCGAAACGGGGAGCAATGCAGATCGAACTGAGTACCGGCGAGACCGTTGAGATGATGGAGCCCATCGACATCACCTCCGGCAAGCGCAAGAAACTGTTCAAGGACATGGATGTCAAGGAAGGAACCGACGTCAGTCCAGGAGTGGCGCTGTCGATGGCCGACATCCTGCTGGCGCATTTCATCGTGTCGTGGAGTCTGGAGGCGCCGCTGCCCACCCCCGCCCAGATCAAGGCTGGAAATACTGAGGCACTG